ATCCCTAATGGGTCTTTTTTTCAGGATGAATGACAAAATACAACGAGTTAAAACATTACTGATGAATAACAGAGAGTCAGCTGTAAAAGACGAACCTATTGAAGATGCTTATCTCGATGTTAGTAATTATGGAATTATGGCAACAATTGTTAGTAGAGGAAAATGGGGTAAATAATGCAAATAGAAAGTAAATATAAAATAGTGGAATCTGAGTTTGGTAGATTGTGTGATACTTATAAAATACCAAAACCTACAGTAATTAGACCAGCATTAGATACAGATCCGTGTGATTATACAGACCCACTTAACGAAGTGAGAATAAATACAGATCCAGAGAAAATGGATTGTGAGCCTGTATATCAGGCTCGACATTTATTTGGACATTACATATCAGATTTACATTCTGTAAATGATGAATATTCAGATATAGTAGCGGACACAGTTGCAGATTTACTTTTCACAACTTGGGATGGGGGCAAATAATGATAGAAAAACATTGGGGTGAAAAGAAATCATCTACTAAAAAAGGTGCACAATCTGCGCCACCAGAAAAACATATAGCGGTTCACGAGAACAAGATTTATTATTATGCTGGTATAAGCAGAGAAAGTGCAGTAGAACTCAATAAAAAGATAGGTGAGTTAGAATCTAAAAGTTTAACAATGGCAAAAACTTTAGATATAGACGCTCCACCTATAAAGATGCTGATAAATTCAGGTGGTGGTTCAATTACTGCAGGTATTTCATCTATGGATACAATATTAAGATGTAAAGTTCCAGTTGAAACATATGTAGATGGATTTTGTGCCAGTGCCGCTACGTTTCTTTCGGTGGTAGGTGATGGTCGGTATATGAGTAGAAATTCTTATATGTTGATTCACCAATTATCAAGTAATTTTTGGGGAAAGTATTCCGAATTTGAAGATGAGAAGCAAAATCTTGATTTGATGATGAAAACAATTAAAAATGTATATAAGAAATATACAAAATTACCTATGAAGAAACTTGACGAAATATTGAAACACGATTTGATGTGGGATGCTGAAACTTGTTTGGGATATGGGTTGATTGACGAGATAGTATGAAATCAATTTCACATTCACAATTTACAACCTATAACGATTGTAATTTAAAATGGAAGCTTCGTTATGTAGATGAGCTAAGTTTGTTTGGCGGAAATATATACACTTTATTTGGTTCTGCTATGCATACTGTTATTCAAAGTTATCTTAATGAGATGTATAATAAGTCAATAGTATCTGCAGATAAATTACTACTTGATGATATGTTGAAAGAAGAGATGGTCAAAGAGTTTAATGAGATAAAAGAGAAGTGGGGAGTTTTGCCATGTGAACAAAAAGATATGATAGAGTTTTATCAGGATGGTCTTGAGATAATTAAACATTTTAGAAAACATCGTAATAGATATTTTACAAAAAATAATTATGAGTTGGTTGGAGTTGAAGTTCCTATATTTACAACAGTTCAAGAAGGCGTAGAGTTTAGAAGTTATTTGGATATTGTACTTCGCAATAAAATATCTGGTGATATTATTATCATTGATTTGAAAACAGCAACACGAGGTTGGATACATTTTCAAAAGAAAAACTTTCACAAGACATCTCAGCTATTATTGTATAAACAGTTTTATTCAGATAAGTTTGGCGTACCTTTAGATAAGATAGATGTGTTGTTTTTAATATTGAAAAGAAAAATAGCAAAGAAATCAGATTTTCCAATTAGTAGGTTACAACGGTTTGAGCCATCACATGGAAAAATAAGTATGAATAAAACTATGAAGGCATTTAATGAATTTCGTGAGTTGATTTTTGATTCAAAGGGAGAATATAAGATAGATAGGAATTATTCAGCAAAACCTGGAAGTGCATGTAAATTTTGTGAATTTTATAATACGGAGCATTGTAAATGGGGAAAGATACTTTAAAACCATTAAAGGTCGGTATTGTTGGCAGTCGTAAATATGAAAATCGACAAAAGATAAAACAGTTCATATTTAAATTAAAAAGGGAGAAGGGTCCTGGTACGGTTATTGTTAGTGGTGGGTGTCCAAAAGGTGCTGATTATTATGCTAAGAAATATGCTCTTGAACTTGGTTTACAATATGAGGAGTATCCACCAGCACACGTATCACATAATTTATATTGTCCTTTACATAAACGGAATTATGGAAAACCATATAATGTGAGAAACTTCTTTGCACGCAATAAACAGATTGCTATTTATTCAGAATATGTAGTGGCATTTATTCCAAGGGGGATAGAATCGAGAGGTAGTATGTCTACGATAAATTATGCTAAAGGTTTTGATAAAAAAACTCTTGTTATTGATTAAATATATATATTTATATATATGAAAACACAAACAAAATTAACATCGGTCAAAATTTTAAAAGGTTTATATAACCAATTTAAATTCAAAACAGTTAATTCATCTATGAATTTACAAAAATTAGTAAATCGTTCAATTCATCAATATTTGCATGATGTAGTCATAAAAGAACAAATGGAAAGTTATGATAAACTTTTTATAAGTGGGAGTAGATTTTAATGGACGGTAGAGAAATAGGTGATAGAGTAGATATTACGATTTTAAAGGAAATACGTGAGATATTACAGCGGATGGAAGGACAATTAAAAGGTATTGAAAAGAATTTAAAAAAAGAAAAACCTAAAAAACAGTTGTTGAATGATTAAAATATTAATGGGGTTATATGGCTAAAAAGAAAATTTTATTGATGTCAGATGATTTGAGGATGCATAGCGGCGTTGCTACTGTATCTAAAGATATTGTCATGGAAACTTTAAATGAATATGATTGGGTTCAAATTGGTGGAGCAATACAACATCCTGAAAAGGGTAAGATTGTTGATATGTCTCGGGGTCTTGAAGAGTTTGGTATCAAAAATGGGTATTTGAAAATATACCCAGTTGATGGTTATGGTAATGAGGATCAATTAAGAGAAGTTCTAGAAATGGAAAAACCTGATGCGATTCTTCATTATACTGATCCAAGATTTTGGATTTGGTTTTATAATATGGAAGCAGAAATACGTAGAACTATGCCAATATTTTATTATAATATTTGGGATGATTTGCCAGATCCACAATATAATGAATTGTATTATAGAAGTTGTGATTTGTTAATGGCAATATCAAAACAAACTTATGGAATTAATAGGAGATTGTTGCCAGATTATGAAGATTGGCAAATAACTTACGTACCTCATGGGATTTCTTCTAGAAGATTTAAAAAGGTAGATGATGAAGATGTAAATTTATTAGAATTTAATGAAGAATATGGTATATCAGACAAAAAATTTAAAATATTATATAGTAATAGAAATATTAGGAGAAAACAACCAGGTGATGTTTTATTAGCTTATAAATATTTTATGGATAAATTAACTCTTAAACAAAGAGATGAATGTGTATTAATTTGGCATTGTCAACCCTGTGATGATAATGGGACTGATTTGCCGAGGGTTTGCAGACATCTTATTCCTGATTATGATGTGTGTTTTACTTATGATAGAGGTGGTCCGATGGATGATAATAAAATGAATTTGTTATTTAATTCGGCTGATGTTTATATTAATATTGCATCTAATGAGGGATTTGGGTTAGGCAGCGCGGAAGCTCTTACAGTTACAACTCCTATTATTATAAACGTCACAGGTGGATTACAAGACCAATGTGGATTTAGAAATGATGATGGTGAGTTATTAACACCAGAGGATTATGTTGAGTTGGGTAGCAATCATCGTGGACGTTATAAAAATCATGGTAAATGGGTTAAACCTGTATATCCGACTTCTATATCTTTACAAGGTTCACCACCGACACCTTATATTTGGGATGATAGATGTCAGCCAGAAGATGTTGCACCACTTCTTCGTGAGTTTTATGAAATGGGTAGAGAAAAAAGAAGAAAACTTGGTGCTTTGGGGGCTAAGTTTTGTAGAGAAAATCAAATGACTGCTACTGAAATGGGACAGAATTTTAT